ACTTCGTGAAACTGTAGGTAGAGTAGATGAAGAGATGGCTAGTGACATTTCTTCGATTTACTTGCCCACGCTGATTAATGATGTGCACGCAGCTGTGCCGCGCGATACGGGCGTATTGGAAGATACAGGCTTATCTTTTAAATTTAATCATACTCGTGCAGGCTTAATTACGATTACAGCATCGGCAAAAGCATATTCGCCGCGCGGATATAATTACGCATACATTCAGCATGAAAACGTATCGTACTCACACACGAAAGGTACGCATCACTATCTTTCTGCACCGTTTGAAAAGATGATTGAAGATATTGCTGGTGATTTTGGTTTACCATATTCACCGCCAGCTGATGCTTCGAGTGTCTACGGAAGTAAAAAAGGATATCTCGGATGGGTTAGTGGCATAGAAGGAGCAGGTGAGTAATCCGTGATTGTTGAACATCTACCCGATATTATTCGGGAGTACTTGATGCTAACCGAGCACGAGAAAAACCCTGTGCTGCCGATTTACATTGGCGATTTACCACTTGAACCCGACGAGTGTATTGCGATTCGTCTTAACGGATCATCGTCTTCTGCGACATACCTCGGTATGGCTGACGTTGTTGGTACGCCGTTAATCACCATCGATATCAGGTCGCTTACTTACGGTAAAGGAGCTACTGATTCTGAGACCATTCGTGAACTGCTTAAAGCAGATGTTACTATTTCTGATGTAGGTGTTGTGCCAAACACACATGTACAACACCTCGGCAAAGATAGTAAAAATCGTCACTTGTTCACTATGTACTTCAAAACTATAGTAAAGGAGTAAAAACATATGCCGGATGTGCCTCTGACTGGTCTTACTGCCAAAATTGAAATTGGCGTGAGTCCCAACGCAAAAACGCTGTGCTACGTGTCGGGCGTAGACCTCAATATCGAAAAGGAGATTATTGAGGTTCTTGCTCTCGGCATGACGTACAAAGAAAAAGTTCCTGCTGTCAAAGACTGGAGTGCGGATATCGACGGTACCTGCGCTTTGGCCGATTCGAATTCGCAGGACGATCTGTACACTGCTTTCGAGAGCGGCGCTCCCATCACCGTCTCCGTCTTTCTGACCGATCATGTTCTTTTCACGGGCACTGCATACGTGCAGAATTTCAACATCTCCATCGCCCCGGATGACAAGATCGGCTTGACGAGTTCGCTCGCCGGCAGCGGCGCGCTCGTGTTGACGTACCCTGTCTGAACCTGATAAAACGGGAGGGTGAAATTCCCTCCCAAAATTTTTATTTTAGGAGGCTATCATGAACAACGTCGTTATTAAACTCGGTGGCACTGAATATCCGATGTGCACCACGCTTCGTGCGGCATATGCCATCCAGGGCAAGTTTGGCCATAAGCCGTATACGCAGATTTTCAAAGATTTCAACACTATGGACCTCGAAAGTCAGATCAAGATGCTGTATGCGGCATATGAGCTCGCAAACAAAGATTCCGGCAGCCTTATGTCTCTGAGTAAATTCCAGGAGGCAATTCTGGATGAGTACGGCCTGCTTGATCTGTTCGACGTCGTAAACGACCTGATGGAATGCATTATGGCTGGCAACCTTTCGCCGGATGAGGTGGCCGAAAAAAAAGCGCGGATGGCCGAGAGGGCGGCCAAAAATGCCTAACGTGGGTTGACCTGTTTACTAATGCGTCAATGATGGGTTTAACACCTGATCAGGTCTTGGACATGCAGCTATGGCAATTCAACGCGTATGTTCGAGGTTATGAATTACGACGTAAGTACGCTCATGCTGACGCAATATATACAGGTTATTATGCAGGGCATTTTAATCCGTTTAACAAGCGCAAGAGCAAGGTCTCAGTCCTACTGCGCAGACTCTTCGGCACAGAATCTAGCGAAGTTAAGCCCGATGTTGATGTAGCTCTGTTCAAGAAACGTGAAGCGGCATTTAACGAAAGGAAACGTCAGTATGAGTCAGGAAGAAATTAGATATCAATTTACTGCTGACTTGTCTAACTTAAAGCAAGGCGTCACGCAGGGCATCGCGCTCCTTGATAAGCTGCTTGGAAAAGCGGGCAGCTTAAAGTCTACTAAAGGCAATTCTGGTTTTGCTGCAATTGGTACAACCATCACTGGAATTAAAGCTGGAGCCAAGGACATATCAACTGTCCTTGGCTCCATGAAAGTTCCAGCTTCGTTCAAGAACGAATTTAAAGAACTTTTAGTATCTGTACAATCGCTGCGTAGAGGCTTAAAGGATATGCGCGCAGGCGATTTGCAAGGTTCTATGGGTGCTTCTGGTGCTAAGTCATTAAGTAACGCCTTGAATTACTTGATACACGCGTATGCTATTCTTGAAAAACAAGATATGCGCACTTCTAGCGCGCAAAATTCTGTTCGTAATAGTTTTTCCGAAGCATCCAAAGCAATTCAAGCGGCGCAAGGCATTCTTGGCACATTTAGCACTACTACGGCAGCTGCTGACGCCGCTGCAATTAAATCTTCAAGTACTGCGCAGCAGCAAGGAGCAGCATATCATCAGCTTGGCTCGGCTGCGCGTACCGCACAACTTGCGCAAGAACAGGCCGCACGTGCCGCAAATAACGATACGCAAAGTGCGCAGCAAAATACAGCGGCAACTGAACAGAATGCTCAAAGTAAAAAACGCAGTGCGGATGCTACTACACAAAACGCGCAAGCACAAGAGCAGCAAAGCGAGGACGTTTTAACTGCAAAAGACGTTCTTGATGAAGATAAAAATACTACTGCAGATTACACTACTGCAGTAAATTATGCTACAAGCGCAGTTAAATCGCTTAATGATATTTTTAACAGCGTAGCACAGGGCGTCGTATCATTTGATAAACAATTGCTGAGTGCAATTTCAAATATGGGTATATTTTCATCTACGGGCAGCGCTCTTAAAGGAGCGCTTGATGCTGTAGGTGATGCTGTAACATTTATTTCAGGTGTTGGACTTGGTTCAATATTTGAAAATGCAATTCAATCAGCTGTCGATTACGTCGAAACGTTGGAGCTGTTTCGTGTAGCTACTAATGGCGCATACACGGCGGCGAATAATTTTGTAAATACCATGGAGCAGCTGTATGGTATGGATCCAAACAGCATTATGCAAGCATACGGTATGTTTTCTCAGCTTGCAAATGCAATTGACATGCCGACTCATGCTGCGTCACAATTGTCGCAGGGTTTGACAAAAGTTGCTCTGGATATGTCGTCGCTATATAACGTAGAGTTTGAAGACGTTATTACAGATTTAACGTCCGGCATGCAGGGCATGGTGCGTGCGACGCGTAAATATGGCATTGATTTGCGGAATACAACTTTGCAACAAACAGCAAATGCTTTGGGTCTTGATCTTACAGTACGCAGTACTACTGAAGCAAATCGGCAGGGCTTGCGTTATATTACTATCCTCGAGCAAATGCAAAATGTTGGCGGTAACTTCTCGTCAACTATCGAGTCTGTTGCGAATCAGCTGCGTATCTTTCGTGAACAAATTGCCGGTGTAGCTCGTGCAGTTGGTAATCTGTTTATGCCTGCACTTTCGAGCATGATTTATAAATTAGTTGCAGTTGCAATGGCCATCAAAACTGTTTTAACTTACATTGGTATGTTAATCGGTTTTATTCCGCAAACGTTTTCTGATAGTACGGATAGCGCTACAGATTCAGTAAATAATTTAACTAATTCGATTGGCGGTGCAGGCGGTGCTGCGAGTAAGACTGCAAAAGATCTTCAAAATTTAATGGGGATTGACGAGCTCAATCTGATTCAGCCTCCTGATGCGACGGGCGGTGGTGGCGGTGGTGGCGGTCTTTCTTCTGAATTACTCGATCCTGCAATAGCTGCTGCTATTGATAGCATGACAGCTAAGATGGAAGATTATACTATGAAAGCCATCAAAGCACGTGATGCTCTGATGAATTTCTTTGGCTTTTTCTCTAAAGACGGAAATACGTTTTATATTGAATTTGATTGGGATACGCAAACGTGGAAGACCAATATTGATTGGAGTGCCAAATACTTCGAACACAATCTTATTGCAAAATTTCCGCGTTGGGAAAAAACCATTGAAGCTATCTTTGATACGGCCGGCGATTTTGCACAATCAATAGTAGATCTATGGAATGATATTAAAGATGCAATTGGTCTTGCACTTGAACCGATTCAAGAATTTTTTGATTCTGTTTTTACGGATGAAGCAGTAGCTAAATGGGTAACTGAATTACCTGGAAACATCGAGTGGATCGGACAAACCATTAAAAAGTGGGCACCTACTATTGGTGAGTTCATTACAACTATTCTTGAGCTTATTCAAACTGTAGCATCTAGTGTTAACTGGAAAGATTTAATAGACGCTATTACGGATTTAGTAGCCGCACTGGGACCTGCTGCTGATGCATTTGGCGAAGGTTTTTCTGATGCATTTGGTGATTTAACTGGTGCAGCTGGTAAAACGCTTACATCTTTATTTGAAGGTATTGCAGATTCGCTCAACAACGCCGATCCGGAAAAACTTAAGAGTCTTGGTGAATTTGTAGCTAACTTGCTGCTCTTAGCACCTGTTGTTGCGCCTATTATTAGTGCGTTTACCGGCATTAGTTCTAGCGTAGCTGGTATGGCGCAAACGCTTGCAATAATGCAATCTACTGGCGGTTTTTCATCACTGTTTGAAGGTTTAGGATCTGCTAGCTCTGCTATTGCTCCTGTAATTGGATCGATACTTGGTATTGTAGCTGCAGTACTTGCTTGTATAGGTGCATATGCGCTCGTTATTTCTCAAAACGATCGTTTAAAAACCGGTCTTACAGAAGCATGGGATCAGATCAAGCAGTCACTTGTTACTATTTGGGAAGGATCTCTTAAGCCACTATTTATCGGTCTTTGGGATATTCTTGTGCAACTTTGGGATGGTGTGATTTCGCCAATACTTACAATTCTTGCAGGGCAAGGTATCAGCATACTTACGTATGTATCTGCTGCTATCGGCATATTATTTATTGGTGTGGGTGCGTTAGTACGCGGACTTATTACGCTGATTTCTACTATTGCGGCTGTTGTTAGTTGGCTAGGAGATTTGGTTACAGCAGCAGCTAATGCCGCATCTGTAATTGTAAACTTTTTAGCAGCTATTACCAGTGGCGATTGGGCTAGTGCTGGTAAAATTTTTACAGAAGGTATGTCACAAGTATGGGATACCTTGAAAACTGATATGGGTGATACCACTGATGATCTAACTAAAACGTGGACAGATACATGGTCAGGTTTTGGTGATATAGCAACTACGCAATGGAATAAAAGCATGGAGGGTTTTGAACCGCAAGTTACAGTACAGACAAATCCGAATCAGCAAGGTAAAGACCCGCTCAGTTCAAGCACAGATACTCAATACGCTACAGAGGCGCCTGCTTCGATTCTAAAAGCAATGGACGACAATAGGCCCAAAGCACGTAATGCCGGCAAAGATACAGGCGAGGCTATTGTTGAAGGCGTAACAGACAGCATCACTAACAACAGCACGCTTGCACCTGCTGTTACGGATGCGCTTACAACAGCATTCAGTGATACTTCGTATCTTGATACGATTGATATTGGCAGTACAATTGCCGATTCGATAATACAAGGTATAAATGATAGTGCTGCAGATATTACTGCGGCCATTACTGCTCCGCTGCAGCCTATACCGTCGTGGGCCGTTACCAACGTAGCAGCGCCTTTGTATCGAATCTTTGAAGAAGAATTTACGCGCTTACACTATGACATATTCCATTTAATAATTATATTACAGCGTGATATTATAGACATTGTTTTATTTATTAACCAGTGGCTTAATAAAATTCAAACAAGTATCACGATACATGCTAAATTAGTATACGATTCAGGTGAATACCAACCTGAGGGAGATGGCAAAGAGCCGCCCAAGGGTGATCCGTGGAAGCACGTTGAACCACAAAAATTTGCCGGAGGCGGCACAGTAAGATCCGGTCAAATTTTTATGGCAAATGAAAATAACAATCCTGAGCTTATTGCAAACTTTGGCAATACTACTCAGATTGCGAACAACGATCAAATTGAAAGTGCAATGTATCGTGCAATGACTGCAGCGTTGAGTCAGCATGAACAAATACCGGTGGTTCTTGAATCTACGCTCAAAACATCTGATCGCGCGTTGGCTAAAGC